GCGCAAGGTAATCGGGGTCTGACCCACCACGGGAACTACAGTTAGGTTAACTGTGCCTCCTGCCCTAGAGACGCTAATGGTGCCAATATTCCCATTGTTGTCTACTGTTCCATATTCACTGACGTTATCATTTGTACCGTCAGGAACTATGGTTAACTCTGTTGTGAAGAACTTGTCTCCAGTGCTCTTCTTTAATGTGACCACGTATTTAACGGATCTCCATTCTGAGGCTGTAAAATTATCAAATATTGTGCTGTTCTCAATACCAGTGATTGTTACTTCATTGTTACCCGCAGAGCCTAGGTCTGTTGCTTGTGCTGAAGCGGTATCAATTAAATCTACATAATCTTCTTGAGTTGGTCTATCACCTGTCTGAAACAGGGCCTTAACGCTTGATAATGATATTTTTGCCATGGCTAAATTATATCATAGATTTTAAAGTATATAGTTAGAGAAACCAATTACCTGAACCCCAATACCTGGGGGATTATTTGGTCTATAACCTTCAATACCAATATTGGTTATAGTTAATCTGAATGGTAATATTTCTGTTACCGTTGTTGTTTTAGGATAGTCTGCAGTTACTAAAGATCCAACAGAACCTGATATGTTTTGAATTGTTGGAGATATTACAATTGTTGCTGCTGTAACTAAAAAAGCAATGTTAGAAATTAATGAAGAGTGACCAGGTATATGTTCTACTGTTGTTGTTGGTTTTATGTCAGAGATGGTTTGGCTTCTGCCAATATTAGTTATATTGGTTGTTGCCATGATTAACTTACTGTATCTTGTTCTGTGACTTCACCGATCATAATCATTTCACCCTGACAAACAGTCCAAACACGATAAGTTCCATCTCTTAACTGAATATCAAAAACATCGCCCGTTCTTAAAATCTTAGACTGTGCAGAGTTTAATGTAACAGTAAATTCTCCAACCTCATCAAACTCTGATTGATCTGGATAAACTGTAAACAATAAATCATCTCCAACATTATCAGAGTATCTTCTAAATTCTCCAGAAATATCCCAACCAGTAGTGTCTCCAGCAGATGTTGTATCGTAGTCTAATGGGTTTCCTAGATCATCTTCAACATAAATTCTAAATGAGGCACTATCTCCAATAACACAAGTCCAGTTAACAAGGGGAGGTATATTTCCAACATTATACACTGAAGGGGCAGGAGCAACTGGCTGAGTCTCCATTGCACTTTCATTGGGATTTCTATATACGGCCATTGTTAAATTATACCATTAAGCAAGTCCATTTTTTAATGCCCCCCAAGTTCCATTACCTTTTGGCTGACCAACAATAATAATTCCAGTTGAGGCATTTGATTTAGCAACTACCGCTACAGCCCCTGATCCACCAGTAGGGATTGAGTTTGTCAAACCTCCACCATTTGCAACATATAGTATATCCCCAGCGGTATATGAAGAAGTGTTAATTCCTTCAAATACTCCAGAAATAATTATCACTCCATTTGTATTATTTGAAATTGCTGCCTGTGTTATTCCTACAACTGGAAAGGTTGTTAAATCATCTGAGTCAGACTTTGCAATTAATGGTTTTGTTGTATAGCCAGAGATCCGTACTGGAGTTCCTTTTGCAATTGTTGAACCTGTTGTATTTCTAACTTCTAAAGAAATAAATGGAACACCAACGTTAGATAAAATATCTTCTAGTCGTTCTGCAAGTGATTGAATGTCCTCATGAACATTTACAGGGTCACTTAAAACGGGATAAGGAAGGTCATAATTAGTAGTTGCACCAGTAGCCATAGTACTTATTATTATACCACTTCCCCGCATAAAAATTAAAAAGTTATAGAAATGTTACCTAAAGTTTGACCTTGAAGCCAAATTCATGTTATAATTAATACATGCTACCAACAGGTAGCATTTGTTCTCTAGGAGGTTACTATTATGAGAAGAGACAAGAAGGCTTGGATTGGAATCCTAGCAATGGTTGGAGTTGTGGCACCCTTTAGCAACTTTGCCAATGCATCAACTACGGAAAACAACTTACTAATTAAACAGGCTGAAAACCCTGCTGCCACCCACAAGGTGGCTTTTGTTGTTTCTAAAGCAAAAATGTTAGAACGTTATGAAAACAAAACAGATCTTACAGATCTTGAATTGAAGAAGTTGCTTTCTTTGGTGGGATTCAAAGGCAACGACTTAGTAGTAGCATGGGCTATTGCCAAGAAAGAATCTAATGGTCGTCCCTTAGCATTTAACGGAAACCATAAGACTGGAGACTCATCCTATGGGATGTTCCAAATTAATATGATTGATACACTGGGTCCTGATAGACGAGATAAGTTTGATCTTGACTCTAACGCTGAATTATTTAATCCAGTAAAAAATGCTGAGATTGCATACTATATGTCTAAAGGTGGAGAAGATTGGTCTTCTTGGAAGGGCATAACCCCTAAGACTAGAATGTGGATGAACAAATTTCCTAAATAGGACGGCCTATTTATATTTTTTCATTTTTCCAAGCAACATAGTCTGATCCAAATATATTTCCATTTCCTGCACGATAATGGTCTATGGAGTCGTTGTGTATTTTTTTTGCATCTTCTCCAGCGTATAGCATAAAGCCTTCTTTGTTTACAGATAATGTATTATTTATTGATTTTGTAAATATAATATATCCAACCTCATTTATTTCATAGTCAAGAACATTGCTATATTTTTTATTTAAATAAAACTGTTCTTTAATATCATTTAATATATTTTTTAAAAATATGTTTTTGGGAGATGACGCAAATATCATTTGTGTGTATCCAGGATTATCTGGCTCTTCTGATACTGCAAAGTTTAAGTTTATATCTAGCCAATACTCTATGGGCTTTTTACATAAAATATCTAGATCAGAGTATAAACCACCATTAATATAAAGGCACATATATCTCCAAAGATCTGCCCTTAATACGTTTATGCTGTAAGACATATATATCTTATGCCATTCTTTACCAAAGTTTTTTAAAACAAACTCTTCTCTTTCTTTTCCAGAAACGTATCTATACTCCCATTCTGGATTTACATTTTTCCATGAACTTGAACATTCTAAAGCCTTTAAGTCAAGTTTGTTATAATTGCATTCATATGTTTGCCAGATTACTTTAGGTATCATTCTTTAATTATTCATTCTTAATTAAAAGATTTAGCCCTATGTTTATACTTGATGCAAGAGGTGGGGCAATACCTTCGTCCCATACCGCTCTAAAGCAACTAGTGCAAACGCCAGCATAGGCTTTCTTTATTGCATCCTGCCTTTCTTGACTATTCCAAATTTCTTTAATTGTTTTATTGTTTATATTTTCGTAAGTAGTTTCATAGTTAAAGTCTGCACAGCAAAGATAAACATTTCCTGTTGCAGAAATAAACAACTCTTGGTCTGGATATTTATTTCCACATGCAACAACTTTACCCTTTTGATTCTTTTGAATAGCACTTTGATTTGAAATAATTTTAAGTTCAGAAAGTACATTGGTTCTATCAGATAAATTATTTCTTAAAGAAACCATAAATTTTGGAAACATGTCTTGCATTTTATCTACAATTCTTTGGTGCTCACCATCAGAATAAAACGGAGCATTCTCTAAAACTTCCATCCATCCACCATTCTGAATCTTTGCTTCTGGACTAATTCCATTTACAAGAATCATTAATTGCTCACCCTTAAAGGTATCTGAAAGTATGTCGCTTGCGTATTCAAGATTATTTATTAATTTATCAAATAGTTTTGGGTTAAACCCAGTAAACTTTGACCATTGATCTTTTTCTATTGATGGAATGTTTAGTATTACATCTGTTACTACATCGCTATAATCTTTTATTAGGTCAGTTTTATCTATTGTTAAATTTACCCCGTTAGAAAAAATATACATCTTAATGTTATATTTTCTATGAAGGTCTAGCATTTCTTTAAAATATGGATAAAGCAAAGTCTCATTGTAATGTATTGGATTGTTAACGATGTCAATATCTGGATCAACAAAGTCTCCCCTTCCTTCATCAATTTGCTTTAAAATGCTCTCCATGGTTTCAACAGACATAGTTCCACGATTTTCTTTTGGGTTTCCTAAGTATGCAACTGGACAAAACCAGCACTTAGCGTTACATACTCCATTTGGATCTATGTTTATGTGTTTAATCATCTACACTAATCCATTCCTCTAATTTAGTTTTTGGTTCCCATCCAAGAACTGTTTTTGCTTTTTCTATATTAGAAAGAATTGATCTTGACTCTCCTGGTCTTTCTGGTATATTGATTGATTCATAATTAAAGAAGTTTGCTATATCATTTATAGAGTAGTTTATTCCCCCACCTATATTAAATATTTGACCAAAATATTTTTTATCTATATCTTTTGTTGCTGCAAGAATATTTGCCTCAATTACGTCTCCAACATATGTAAAGTCTCTTCTTTGCTCACCATCGCCAACAATAGTTAAAGGTGTTTTATTTTTCTTTTGATTTTTAAATGTTCCTATTACTGGAGCATAGATTCCCTCTGATGGTTGACGACTACCATACACATTAAAATATCTTAAAATAATTGTTTCAAGTCCATATAAGTCAGAATATGTTTTGCATAGTCCTTCAGCAAAAACTTTTGAATTAGAATACGGAGTTAAGCAGTCGCTTTCTTGTGTCTCAATATTTGGAACTGGATTTCTTCCATACGCAGAGGATGTTGATGAAAAAATAACCCTTTTAACTCCTGCTTCCCTTGCACACTCTAAAACTACCGAGGTACCAAGGGCATTGACTCTAACTGTTTCCATTGGATGTGCGATTGTTCTTTGTATTCTTGCCATAGCAGCAAAATGAAAAACATAATCAATTCCATCGTAAAGTTCTCTGGTGTTTACATAATCACAAATATCTAGTTTATAATTTTTTGCTTTTTCATTCCAATAGAACTGCTTGTTTGCTACTGCTGATTCATTGTCAATAACTGTAACTTCGTGTCCAAGATTAATTAAATAATCTGTGAGATTTGATCCAATAAAACCTGCTCCACCTGTAATTAAAACTTTCATTTATTCCTCCCAAATTGCATATTTACATTTTCTACAAAAATCACTATAAGAATTCTTAATCATTTCCTGTCTTTCTTGACCTTCCCAAATATCTTTAATTGATCTATCCTTTATGTTGATATATGCTGTTTTAAAGTCATAATCGTGACAACATAAAATTATATCACCATTAGCATTCATGTGAAGCCACTCTTCTGAACGGCTAGGCCCAAAGTCTTCTCCTCCAGCACAACCAACCACTTTTTTATTAAAGTTGTCTGCTTGTATTTTTATAATATCAAAATTAGTTAGAATATCATTTTCTTCAAGTTTTCCAGATCTATCATTTAGGTGTATATCGCTAAAGACTGAGGACCTTGGAAATAATCTTTTAAACTCTATAAGAGACTTAGCAACATCGCCAGTATTTCTATCATAGTCTAAATGTGGCGCTAACCTTAATAACTTTACTCCTCCACCATTTTCAAATAAAGAATCTTCTTGTACTCCATTTACCTGAATTCCAAAAGACATGTTATTTTTAAAAAACTCTTCTTCTGCATATTGTAAATTTTCAATTAACTTATTAAACATCTTTACATTAAATCCAGTATATTGAGCCCACTGATCTGGAAATGCTGACGGAATGTTTAATGTTATAACCTTAACCACATGAGGATATTTTTTAATAAAATCAATTTTATCTTTATTAAGTGTTGTTCCATTACTAAACAATATTGTCTTTAGTTTATATTTTTCATACGCTTTAATCATTTTTTCAAAATCTGGGTATAAAAGAACTTCATTATAGTGAGCATTGATAACAGTATCAAATTTTGGATCTACAAAATCACCACGACCCTTATCTAATTGGTCTAAAACATTAACCAGAACGTCTATGTCCATGTTCTTTTTCCCAATTATTGGATTTCCACCATAGGCAACTGGGCAGTACCAGCACTTTGCATTGCAAATTCCATTTGGATCAAGTTCAAGAACCTTCATCATTTTTTTTTCCATATTAATAATACTTTTCTATAAAAATATTTTTATCTTTTAATTTTTTTAATAAAAAAGAATAGTGATTGTCAAATTCTTTCCAATTTTTTAAATCTGTCCAATTGTTTTTTGACATTTTTTCTTCTTTTATATCTTCGATAAAATATTTTTCTAGTTGATCTTCATTAGAGATATTTAAAAATTTTAAAAGATCATTTCTTTTTGTTTTTTCTATAACTAAGTCCTCAATCCTAAGATTGATATATTTTTCTTTTGGTATTTTTGATAAAGAATTAAAAGATTGCATAGTTCTATCATACCACCAGTCTAGAGCATCAAACTCATTTTTATTATTTGATAGTGAAAAAAAATCTCTCATCTTATAAATAGAGTAGGCCGAATCTCTTCCATCCCTAAACATATGAATAAACTTTGACTCTGGTAAAATATTTAATATTCTATTAGAATATCTTATATTTGATGGCGTAGAATCTGCAAGATATAAAGAATTAACATTAAATGATTTTTGCTTTACAAATATACTAAAATAAAAAGACCTAATAGAATCAATATTATTGTCTTTAAAATTATTATTTAAGTTTTGTTTAATTAGTTGTAGAGAGTCATTGTTAATTGAGTTTGATATGCCAACAGTTTGTTTTGTTCCTGGAAGCCATTCCTTATTTAAATAAAGATTAAATGTGTTTAAATCTTTACTATCAAGTAAGTCCAATAGTCCAAATTTATCTGTCATAACTCTAAGTTCTAATGGGTCACTTGCATACACTTTTGAATGATGTCCAAGATATTCTTGAGTTATTGTTGTTCCACTTCTTCCAGTCCCTCCAATAAAAAGTGGAATCATTTATCAAAAAACTCTCTACGAAAATTATTTAATTCTTTCATGTGTTGTATTTCTTTAAAAAACCTATCTCTATAGGTTTGCCTTAAATCATCTCCATATCTTAAAATCATATTATCATCAGTAATTTCAGCATAATACAAAACTTTTTCTAAAGTAAAAATAAAATTTTTAGACCTATTACAGTATTCATTTAGTCTTTGCCATAAGTCTTCATCTCCACTATAATCTGTATTATCAAAATATCCTATTTTTTCAAATGCAAGTTTATTAAAAAATGCATGAGCAAGGTTTTCCATTGGAGTAAAAGGTGTGTTGTACCATTCTGGTGGAGAGTTTCCAAACCTAACCTCAAGATCTTGAACTCCTAAAATTTTTGGATTATTATTAAAAACATTTACTACTTCTTCAAACCTGGTAGGTTGAGAAAAATCATCAGCATCGTGAGTAGTATAAATATCGTAATGTCCTGATTCCATAAAACGAATTCCAGTATTCTTACTATAAAAGCATCCACTATTTTTGTTATTATTAACTATTTTTACTCTTGGATCATATAAAAATTTTTTTGCCTCTAATAGAGAGTTATCTGTTGATGCATCATTTACTATAACCAAGTCAAAGTTAGTATGTGTTTGTTCAAGGATGCTGTTGATTGCTCTTTTTAATAACCTTTCTTCATTATATACTGGCAATGCTACTAAAATTTTAGTACTTAAAGTATTCAAGTTCCCACCACCATTCATTTTTTATAATATCTATATATTTTTTATTAAAAACATCTAAACATTTTATATCTTTAGGCTTAAAAGCCTTTTCATAAACATCTAACTTAATTTTAGGAAGTGAATGGTTTGGCAAAATTTTATTTATTTCTTTTTCTATTCCAGACTCGTATCTTAGAAACTCAGACACTTGTATTTCTCCAGAATCAGATGTGTATATGTTTTTATTACTTTTTAGCCACTCCCATCCAAGTTGATTATTAAAATATAGATCAACTAAACTTTCTTTATTTATTTTTTCTAAACTGTTCCAACTTGTTTCTATTTTTTGCATTTTTAATCTATGAAAAAAATGAGATAGAACCATGTCAAATGGATTTCTTATAAAAATATAAGACTTTGTATTTGACAAATCAATAACCTTTGATATTTCTGAATATGAAACATGATTGTAAAGTTCTTTATAGTTTCTTGGTCTATAACCAGGATACCTTATTTCGTCTTTAATTGCCCATGCAGGGTCATCAGATGTTCTTGGTGTTACTATAGCGTCTTCTGGCATTATCTTAGAAAGTACAACTTCTAAAGATGTTCCACCGACCTTTTGGTTTTTTAATAACAAAAAGTTATTAGTTTTAGAATAAATCATTTTTACTATTCTCCAAATTAACAGGTTCTTTTAGTTCTTCTTGTATTTTTTTTAATAATATGCTATGTTCTGAAAACTCAAAATCTTTTTCAGATAAAGTTCTCATAAAAGGACAAAATTTTCTTGCCTGCTTCATGCACTCTAAATGTAGTGGATATACATCCGAATAAACTCTTGGACCATCTAATCCGTCTTTTGATATATAACTATTACTTGAAGTCCACCTGCAACACAACTCCTCATTACTAAAGCCATTACCACAGTATCCACAAAGATTGTCTGTTACTACCATCTCTTCATTCTTTAAGTTAACAGATAAAAGACCGTGTTCTTGACTAATAAATAAAGGAATTGATTGCCATGGAATCGGTACAATCTTGTGTAAATATCTATTAAATTTGTTTGAAAAGTTTAACGTTTTATTAAAGTGTAAACGCTCTGGAGTTACTACATACGGCCTTGGAAGTCCAGTAACTTCTGCATTTTCACTACTCCAAGTAAAATCTTTTTTATAATACTTTTCCATATTTTCTATTCATACATTTTCTTTTTCCAAATATTTTTTTTATACCATCCCATTGACGCATTCATACTTCTTTTACCATTATTAATTGCTTCAGGGATTATACTTCTATCAATTTCACTTTTCCAATTTTCTGTTTTAAATAAAATTAATTGAGCAATTGGAGTTCCTGCCTCTATAACTCCTTCAAAGTTTAAACTAAAATGTACTGGGACATTTCCTTCATGAACAACCATCTCGCCATCAATTATTCCAGACAATGTTATAAAAGGCAAGTCAAATCTATTTAGTGGATGAGTTAATAGGGCACTATATCCTTTTGGAATCTTAAATAAATGTTTTGTTTGCCAGATATAGTGATTGTCAGAATATCCATTTGGTGTTGGAAGGTTTGGATTTACGTCTTTTGATCTAATATCAATAAATTTTTGAGTATAGTCATTCCATGTTATTACTGGACCACCATCTGTTTGTTCAACAGATATATCTACAGGTAGTGGAATCATATATCCAATGGTTAAAGAATCACTAAAACTAGTGCAACTTTTAAATGTGTGTGGATACGGAAGTCGTTTTGGCAAACTCATTCCGCCTTCAAACTTTTTTTCATTTTTATACCAAGATGGAATAAAAAATTTAGAAGACTTTATTTGAGGGAAAACGTCATCTATTGCTATATGTTTTAATATATTTTTTTTATTAGTAAACATTATTTATACTCTTTTCTTTGCCAAAAAAGCCTTTTATATCTATCAAAAAAAAGACTTGATAGTTTTGTAAAATGTTCAAATGATACCTTTATGTCTTTTTCTGTTCCTTGTTTAATAGTCCAACTGTCTCTTTTAATTGGTATTACCTGTACCATTGGAGTTCCTGCTGGTATCATTCCCTCAAAATTATGATCTTTTAAAACAAATGGAAAGTTTATTGCATAATTGTATGTGTCTGTATCAACAAGACCTTCTATAATCTGAAAATATTCATTTCCTCCATGAACTGGAGCAATAAATAAAGATGAGTAACCTTTTGGGGTTTTTATTGACCAAGGGTTAATCCATTTAGGATATTGGTGCTGATTCATGTGTGGGTGATAGGCTGCTTGTTGAATTGGATGAAACTCAATATCTATATTTCCACTTGTTATATATACAATATCGCCATTTTCATTTTTTTTAACCCAAAGATCACAATAAGTTGGAATTATATACCCAGCAGTTAATGCATCAAAAACTGGAATACACTTTTTTATTGTTGATTTAGTTTCACCATTAAAGAAACCTTCTTTTTTATTGCCTATGTAGGGTTGAGTTTTTTTATACCATTCAGGCAAAAAAGACGATGCTGGCTTTGGAAAATAATCTAAAGAAACATCTGAAATTTTTGAAAAAACAATACTATTACTCATAATTTACCCCCATATAAAAGTTTTTAAAATAACTATGTTTATAAAAAAATAAGTAGTTTATTACTTTGGAACATCTGGCAAGGGTTGTGAACTTAATGCAATTTCTTCATCAGACAAACCTGCTTGTTGTTCCAAAACAACTACTGGTGCAATTTCTACAGGCATTACTGTAACTGGAGCAATAAACTCTGTTCCATTCCATTTCCACAATACCTTAACATTTTCATCAGTAATTATTGGACCATCAACTTCTGAAGAAAAATTAGTTGATTCAACTGATATAACAGTATTATCGTTTGCTGAATCAAGAACTGCCCACTTTATTTTTTGTGGATCTAAAAATTCTCCATTTACATATCTCTTTAGTAGATAAGACTCTGATCCTTCTTCTACTTCAATAACATGATCTGCAGATGTGTCTACAGGATTTTCTGATTCATGTTCTGCATAAACAACATTATCTTTTAATTGTACATACTTTTTCATTTTTTATCTCCCTTTAGTAGTATTCTACGACTTCATAGCGACATGGACCTGTTGCTGTAATTGTTGTTGAATCTACTAAGTAAATTCCATAAACAGCACTTGTTAGTGATGTTGATCCACCTGAAAGATTTGTTGCATTAAGTGAAATGTTTCGTGCACCAATAGTAAATGCTGGAATATCTGAAATATATCCAAAAGTGTAGTTTGGTATTGATTGGTATCTATTTTGTACATAATAGGAAACAATAACGTTATTAAAACCTTTTCCTGGTGATGAACCGCCTTGACCACCCATACCTGCTGCTGCAGTTGTTGCTGTTGAGGTTGCTCCAGTAGCAGCACTAAGTGTTCCAGTTGCAGCAACTGATCCTGCACTTCCAGTACTAAAAGAGTTACAAATTGTTTTTGCTACTGTTACTGCAGAAATTGTTATATTTCCTGATGTTGCAGCGGTACCACGTTGAATAGACTTAATTGCAGATGTAATTCCACCTGATGTAGGAAATGTTGCGATACCCATGTTATGCTATCTCCACTCCGCTAATATGAAAGTTAACTGATGTTGCTGAAGCAAAGCCTTTAATGGTCTTTGTTGTAGCAAGAACTTGCTTAAGATCAATATATGCAGTTGTATTTGCTGCAAGTGCTGTTGTTGTGTGTAGAGAAACATCATCTAGCAATAGAGAAAATGTTTGTGCTGATGCTGATGTATTTGTAACAGCGATGTTTGTTACTACCGCTGTGGTGGATGCTGGCACTGTATAGAGAGTTGCAGAAGACGTTGCTGCTGCTGCTCTTGCTAGTGCTTTAGTTGTTGTAGCCATTAATTACTACCTCCTAAGTAGGTCATAGTGTTATTATACACTATTTTTTTTAACAATTATGATATTTCAGCACCACTAAAATGGTACTTTATCCCTGATGCATTGGCATATCCAGCAATAATTTGTGTTGTAGCCAATGCCTGCTTAATATCAACAACTGTTGTTGAATATGCTTCGATTGGGGTATTAGAGAATAATTCAACACCGTTCAATAAAATATAAAAGTATACAGTTCCAGAGGTTGTATTACAAATTGATATGTTGCTAAGAACTGTTGTTGTACTTGCTGGAACAGTATAAAGCGAGGCAGAGGATGTAGGGAAAGTCCCTCTAGCAAGTGCTTTTAATGTAGTAGCCATTTATTTTTCTCCAATTGAATAATTATACATGATTATAATGCCCCTATTAAGACTAATAGTTCAGATGCAACACCAGTTAAAGTGTTACCAGCATAAGTAATTGTCTTATTTGTTAATGCTACAGAATTTGATAAGGTAACGGCTGGAGCAGCCCATTTTACGCCTAAAGTTTGTGCAGAGTCTGCGGTAAGAACATAGTCATTGCTTCCAACTGAAAGATTGTCTACTGCATCATTTGCAGATCCAATAATTAAATCACCCTTAGCATCAATAATTCCTCTTGAAACGCTACCTGCTGGGTCAAGATTGGTTATTTGTCCTTGAAGATTGTTTAGTGTATATGCAATAGAGGGGTTTACTAGGTTTGCAGTATTAGAATTTGTAGTCGTGTAATCTGTTGATCCATAATGATACAACTTGAATGCTGCTTGAATGTCAGCATTATCTACATACCCAGGTATTTTAGTTGGGTAAAGTGTTCCAATTAATTCAGATGCCATATGTTTTCACCTTGTCCATTATATCATAACCGATACAAAAATATGAACTGAAACTTCTGCATCAAGTGCGCCCCAGGTTCCATCATACTCAGAAGCCTCAAGATTTATAACTAAATTTGTTCCAGATATGCTAATAGATGAAAGAGAGGATGCCAATGGTTTTGTATTTTGAATTGAGTATTGAACATTAAAATTTGCAGCGGTAAGTCCAAGGGCAGTAGATATATTTGTTATTGGAATAACTACAGATCCGCCACCAGCATATGCGCTTGTTCCAGAAACAAAATTTACTGTATGCAACTTAGAATAAATTGTTGGGTTTAACCTTAAAACCTCTACCCAAGTATCTCCACCAGGTTCTGAAACATATTGATATAGGTATCCATAGTCTGATCCAGGAGCAGAGTTAATATATAGGTCGTTTAATATTTTAGTTGATATGGTAGCCGAGTTTGGATTTCCTATGCCCACAAAAACTTTACTACCACGAGTTCCAGTTGGTCCAATATCAACCAAAAGTTCAATTACCTCTGGTCCCGATAAAACAGTTAGATCGTCATTAGACAATACTACATCTGGCATTACACTGCCCCAGTGATATCATCTGTTACTGTAATGGAACCAGTAAGTAGTGTAAATATATTATTTGCCCCATTGTCAATTTGCACATCATATACATATGAGGTTCCAGCAACTAGTTCTCTTCCTTGGGTAGGAGTAATTGTGCACGTAATAATATCATTTGTGGTGTCTACTGTTGCTGTTCCTACAACCTGTGTTCCAGCACTACCACGCCTATTGGCTATTGTAAAATCTGCATTGCCAGCATAGGAATCAAGAGAAAATGTTGTTCCATTTGCATTTTTTGGACGGATTACAAATTGATACGTGTCACCACGATAGTAACTAAAATTATAAGTACCTGGAAATGCCATTATTCCTCCTGCTTTATTATACCATTAACAAACAGAGATATAGATGCCCTTTAGCAATAAAGTGCTTTCTGAATCTGTTCTTGCCTGCGGTCTTGCTCCATATCCTTTAATTCTTTGGTCATCGATATATACCGTTTGAAAAAATGACATGTCGTAAGAATATTGGTATTTAAGGTTTGCCACATATGAAGTAGGGGAGTTTGAATATTTTTCATTAAATGTTCTAAGCCATAACTCGGTATAGTTTGATTCAGTGCTTATTGTAAAGTCATACCTTATGTCAACTTTAGCCCCTAGTTTTAAACCTTTAAAATTAAACATGTTCATATCTGACAACCAAAGTTCATTACTATTTTTCATAATATATTCTTGGTTTGAAGATTCAAGGTTTGGATAAAAACTAAGAGATACCCACCCATCATCTCCTCTTTGTGGTCCTAAAATGCTAAGTTTGTCTGATCCATTTTTATAATATACCCATCCTGGATATTGTCCTGAAACTGAATCATAGCCTTCTCCGCCTTTACCAGGCTCTCCACGCTCTCCCTGTGGTCCAGGCCTACCACGTTCTCCTTGTGGTCCCTGAGCGCCTATATCACCTTTGTCGCCCTTATCCCCCTTGGGACCTGTTAATCCAGTTTCTCCTTGAAGACCAGGAACTGCAATATATTGCTTATCTAATTCTTGTGGATTTGAAGATTGAACAGCATCTAAATAATTTTTTTTTCTTAAAGGTTGAGGCGATTCCATATTCTTTGCCACAATTTTACTACCTTGACTGTGTTCTATAAACCTTAGTTCCAACTTTAATTACAGGAGGAATATTTACTTGTGCTGGAGTTACTATAACTATCATAGCGTACCGCTTACATCACCTATTACACAAATTGTTCCAACAACTGGTGTCCACTTGGTAACTTCATCTCCGCCACCGCCAGATACTCCATCTCCAGGTAGTGTAGCCTGAAGGTCAAACCTTAACTCTGCAACGACTGGCTTGTATTTGCCAAGTCCCCAGTTCTTTGTAATGTTTGCTTTTGCAATAATATAAATAACACCGTCTTCATAGGACTCTACCGTTAATAAATCCAGGGCATCTGATACTGGATCGTATGAAGTTGCTATAAATGTCTAAGCGGTAGTCTCGTATGGAGTGGTTTCATCATCTTCAAAAAACTCTACCTTAAGAGTTGCCGTATCTCCACGGACAACGTTCCACTGAATGTTGGCAGGTGTTGCGCCAAGTTTTTCGGTTGTAGGAGTACACATAATATTAGATTATACCATAATTCATAACTGGACACTCTAAGCGCAGTGGGGTGGGGGTAGAACCTAGAGTGCCAGCCTTCACATTATAACATTAATTTATACCAGTACACATAAAAGTATAACAAAAAGTTATATGTTAAATTGTTATCAAATTGTTATATTCCTATATGTCCGTTTTGTAACTATAAGTCTATTTTAGCCAGGTATTGAATAGTGTATACTAAATATATAAAGAAAAGAATATAC